ATGCCAGCAATTAGCGTAACCGGTAATTTTAGTAATCTTACCACTCTGCGCGGCATAGATATGGTTATTCACCATGCCTATGACCAGCGCGAAAAAATAGGACGCGGACTCTATAACGTCCGCGAATCGACGCAATACCAGGAAAACACCCAGACCGTTGGTGGGGTCGGACTCTTGCAGACCAAGCTAGAGGGCGAGTCGATCAACTACTCTTCGATGACGGAAGGGCACAAGGGTACGTTCACGCATGTGGACTACGCCCTTGGTATGCGGGCCACCCGTGAAATGATGCGGGACGAGCTCTACGGGGTGATGGAGGACATGGCGGTTGAACTCGCCTACTCCGCCAACGCCACGGAAGAGACCATCCTCGCCAATACGTTCAACAACGGGTTTGATTCCGATTATACCGGCCCGGATGGCATTGAGTTGTTTTCCTCGGTCCATGTGCGGGAAGACGGCGGCACGTTTAAAAACGAACCGTCATCGCAAGCAGACCTTTCCAAGACCTCGCTCGAAACGGGTCTAACGGATTTCCGCAAGAACTTCACGGACGGCGCGGGCAAGAAGTTGGCTATTCGGCCTAAGTATCTTCTGGTCTCGCCGGACAACCAGTTCACGGCGGCCCGTCTGCTTGACTCCACAGGCAACCCCACGGTCAACTACGGTGGCGATGCTGCCGGTGACTCAACTGCGGCAATTAACCCGATCAATGGGTTGGGCTTGCAGTTGGTTGTGTGGGATTACCTCACCGATACCAACGCGTGGTTCCTACTCGCTGAGAAGGAAAACCACAAGCTACTTTGCTACACCCGCGAAGAGTTCAATACGGACTATATCTATGACTTTGATACTAAAGACTACAAGATATCTGGTCAGTTTGCTCAGTCTTCCGGTTGGGGTGATGTGCGCGGTATCTACGGGGTATCGGGCAGTAGCTAGTCTATCGATGGTGCGGTGCCTTTCGGGGTGCCGCACCACCGCCACGTACGACCAGTAACCGAATAAAGAGGACATCAGCATGGCGGCACCAACACCAGTTACAAAAAGCGAACAATCCGGTCATAATGGGTATACCATCTGGTTGGGCGAATGGGCCGGTACCGGTGATTTTGACGATGGATCGGAATCGAGCGTAGTCAATCTAAGTGCTCTTACGAATTATACGAGTGCTTTGAAAATTGTTAAAGGGTACATCATTGCTTCTGAAGGTATCAGTGCAAAGCTAGAACTGGAAGCAAATACAGCCGATGTGCCGATTGCTATGCATCCATTAGCGGCAACGGGACGAATTGATTTTGACTATACCGATACTCCAGGCGGCGGAATCTTGCAGTCTACGGGAGCAAGTATAACCGCCGATCTGATTCTTACGACTACGTCAGCAGCATCCGGCGATAGTATATTTGTCTACGCGGAATGGAAGGCGTATTGATCCATGGCTAAGACACTTGGTGACGTGGTTAATGCGGCACTCAAGGATATTAAAGAGCCAGAGATCACCGCATTCACATCGACCAATATCCTTGAAGCAGCACTGATCGAAGAGGCGAATAACGCCAAACGAGACATCCTCAGTCGCAAGCGATTCAATTGGGGCCTGTCTCGAACTACGCTTACTACCACTGACGATATCACCACCGGCACGGTTGCGGCCACCAACGGATCTACGACGGTTACGTCGAAGGATGACAGTGGTAGCAACGACACTAATTTTGGCAGTGTCGCGGTGGGTATGTATATCCGCGTTGGCACCGACAAGGTCTCCTACAAAGTCACCGCCGCAGACACCAGTGTCAGTGGCGTACACACCCTCACCATCGAGACCGCCTACGTAGGCACCACGACCACCTCCTCGTCTTATGTGATACTGAAGGACGAGTATGGGTTGTCCACTACCGATCTGGACTCCGTGCAGTTTGCGACTTTCTCTGACGGCCAGACGTGGTTTGGTAGCAACAAATCCACCGGTCCCAACAACGAGCTCGGCATCGTGGACATGCCGGAACTGTTATCGGCATCGGGTGGTGACCTCCACCGCAATACGTCCGGCAAGCCGATGGTCATGGCGCGGATCATTGCGGACAGTAGCGACAACATTACCTACAAAGTTTGGCCCTATCCCAAAGACCAGTATGTGATCGACCTCTGGTACTCCACCAAGTACACGGAGAATACCACGTTCGCCACTAACCTGTTTGGTGGGGATGCGCCCGATATCGCGTATGACGCCGTGGAATACCGCGTGTGCGCGAGAGCCGCTAAGTGGGACCGCAACTACGTCGAACAGCAGTACTGGATGCAACAGTACCAACTCGCCATCATCAACCTCATCCGTGGGCCTACGACCCTCACACCGAACTCCATGAGTGTGGCAACGTATCGCCGCGCCTACGGTATCAACGTGCGGGGCGAGTCGCAGATCTACTTCGACACTAAAGGTGCGGGTCGATAATGGCAGGGTGGCGCGAAGAAGGGTATCAACGGTTTGGTGAAGGCATAGACCGCACCTACGCCGTAGACAACCCCGATTTCCCCGATGGGGCCATGTGGGACGCAACGAACATCGTCTATGACGGTCCGGCGGATAACCCGGAAGCGATGGGTGGATATCAGCAGTTGGGTGCTACCATTGGCGGGACGCCCATCATCACCGGCCTGTTCGACTATGCGGAGGGGACGCAGTTAGTTGCTGCTGGTGATGACGGCAAGATCTACAAGCGCACCACCGGTGATTTCGCCCAGGTGACGGACGGCACCGGTCTCGATACCACCGATACGACCCGTGTGGCGGGCACGATGTTTTACGGCGATACGACCAGTGCCGACATCCTCGTCCTCGCCAACGGTGTGGATGCGGTCAAGAAGTACAACGGCACCGCACTCAGTGCCTTGGGTGGCAGTCCACCGTCCGCCAGCCAGTTCCCCACCGCGTTTATGGGCAAGCTGTTTCTGGCGAAGGGTGACACGATATACTACTCGGTCACCAGCGACTGCGAAGATTGGACCGGCACGGGCAGTGGCAACATACAGATCTATCGCGGGTATGGTGGTGACATCACCGGCCTGTACGCGTTCGCGGGCAACCTGTTCATTTTCAAGCGCACCAAGATCTTTCGCATGGCGATGGCGGCAACGATCAACGAGGTCTCCATCGAAATCGTCAGTCCCAACATTGGGACGGTCTCCCACCATTCGATCCAAGAGGCGGGACCGGAGGGTGGGGGATACATCATGTTTATGAGTGATTCGGGCATCGAGTCGCTCATACCTACAGACCGCGCCGGATCGTTCGTCACCCGCGATGCCAGCCAGCCGATCAGTGAACTGGTGCGTAAGCGCAATATGGCGGTGGCCGACAATACGTTCGCCGTGTATAACAACGAACGCAAAGAGTATTACAGCTGGTCACCGTCCACCGGCAAGACCGTCCCGGCATGGTGCTATATCGCCAACACCGCACGGCGGCGGAAACCGATACGGTGGACTCGCGCAGATCTAAAGGACATGACGGCGGGCACGATGTACAAACTGTCCGGCGAGTATGTGCAGATCGTGGCAAATAACGCGGGACAGGTTTTCCAGCTACACGTTGGGGACAACCGCTCCAACGCCGGATACCGCAAGTATATCTACACCCGCGCCTACACGCAGGGACGCCCCAATTGGGTCAAGCAGTATGGGTGGGTGTATGTGAGTGCATTAGCCAAGGGTGCCTACGATATCACCGTCCGGCCCGTCTTAGGCCGCGTGGGGATGAACTCAGTGACGTTGGGCACCAGCGACTCCATCAATAACCCCGGTCAGGAGGGTTGGGGTACCGGCAAATACGGTCAAGCCTTCTGGGGCGGTGCCGCCACTACCGGTGTGCGGATACGACCACAGGCGGCGGCGAGAGGTAACTACGTACGGATGCAGATAATCACAAACGGTGCCAATGAGTGGTTTCGGCTCAACGGCATCCAGATCGCCTCGGCACTCGGATCAGACGGACCACGGGAGAAATAAGTCATGGCAGGATGGGTCTTACCAGCGGCATCACTATTAGGTGCCATTTATGCGGGGAGTCGCGGCGATGGCGGCGGTTCCGAATTCAGTCCACAACAAGAACGACTCTTCGATACGCAAGCGGATATAGCGGAAATGATGAAGGGGCTATACGAGTCGCGCATTGCCAACGAGGAGCAGTATTTGGGGGATGCGATGAGTCGCGTCTTCCAGTACGCGGATCGAATGCAGAACAGATCACCGGACCTCCTCAATGCACCAGGCATTTTCGAGTTCATGCCCAAGGGGCGTCAACGCGAAGGACAGGCACCGGAGTGGCAACCGTTTACACCGGAGGCTGGAAAACCCGCGGAAGTGCCACTGCCGGAAAACCCAATTTTACAAGACAAAGGGTTGCGCGACTTGGAAGATCTGAATCCTGTAACGGACGTTGTGCCACGGGTAGACATGAACGCATTGGCCGAATTGGTGCGGCGGATTTCTGCACAGGTAGGCAGTGGAAGGGAGGGGCTCGAAGAGGTTCTTGGGCTAGACGGCGAGACGGATACGGATTGGGATGCTTGGCTCAAGGATATGCCAAAGACGTTAACGCAGATTGAAGATATGATGAGGGATACGCTCGGCATTGACCAGAAACGTGGTGCGGCGGCGGAGGCTTTCTATAATCCATGGGCGAGAACATACAACGATAACGCATGGAGGACTCCGGGTGCTATTGAAATAGACTCAGCAAACTTAGCACCACTGGGTGAACTGAACCCAGGATCGGGTGTGCGTATTGATGGCACTACCGGCGAAATACTGGGTGAATCGTTCCCCATTCCCGATATCGACGTAGACCAAATCCTTAGTGCATTGCAAGCCGAAGCGGGATCGGGCGTCTCAGACTTTACCGGAATGATGCCCGGAGCGATAGAGGAACCAGCGTGGCGAACTAGAAGTAGAGAAGAGCGGAACAGAGAAGAACTAGAAGGCGGTGAGTATTGGCCCGTGATACATGAGGGTCCACGTACCATCCGCACCGTCACTGGTAAGGATGTGCAAACCTTAATTGATAGAAATATAAACTTCGAGTTATTGAATGAAGATGGGTCAAGCCTCACAACTGCTCAAATCGAGGAGTTAATGGCGGGCACATCGACTCAACCGGTCTATATCAAAAACGTGCATACCGGCACCGCTGATGAGGCGGGCCTGTTTGGTGAGGAAGATTATAGTGGGATCAACTTCTTAACGGATGCAGATATCGCGGGACTATTGGGTCCGATACCTGGAGCGGCTACAAAGCACGGACAGGGGCTGGCGGCGAGGATAGAAGAAAGAGAAAGGGCTGAAGAAGAGAAAGTGGCGAGCGCAGGGGCGCAAACTACTAAGACCTCTGCAAGGCCCAGAAGAAGGAGGCGTTAAAATGGCACCGAATCCCTACGAGACCACCCAGAACAATTTTTCGGGGACTTCCACCAACCCTGGTGGACAAAATATCTACGAAAGCACCCAAGGCAACTTTAGTGGCACCGGTGGTGGTGGAGGTGGCGGTGGACAAAATATCTACGAAAGCACCCAAGGCAACTTTAGTGGCACCGGTGGTGGGTATACGGGTCCATCGATGGCAGACATCCAAGATATGATGAATACGACACTTGGCAATTTTAAGCCGCCAGTGTATTCGGGGCCGTCCTTGGAAGACTTTGGTTCGATGATGGACAATAAGTTGGCTGGGTATATGACACCCGAACAAGTGCAAGCGATGATGAGTGGCACCATGGGAGGAGGAGGTGGGTACGAAGGACCATCGTTAAGCGATATCCAGAGTATGATGGAGTCTACGTTGGGCGGGTATGCAACGACTGCGGACGTGGAATCAATGATGTCTGGGACGATGGGAAGTAATCCTCCGCCTGTCGTTAGCGGACCATCCATGGCAGACATCCAAGATATGATGAATACGACCTTGGGCAACTTCAGTGCGGGACCATCCATGGCAGACATCGAAAGTTTGATGGAGTCCACCATGGGTAACTACATGACGCCCGAACAAGTACAGGCGATGATGGAGTCCACCATGGGAGCAAGTGAACCCGGAAGTGTGTCCTCTACGGTGAACGTCGATTTGGGTGGCGATACACCCGGCCTCAGTCCCACCGAACTGGAAAACCTCATGCAATCGACTATGGGTATTTCCATGGCAGATTTCGTTAGCGGGGGTAACGATCCGGCGGACATGGATGCGGATGGTGACGGCAAGGTAACGCAAGCGGAGCTCGATGCCTACGCGGGCAACGTCTACAGCTACGATGCGCCGGATAACCAGTTTGGCGATTCGGTCACCAACCTCAATCAGTCGGTGATCGATATGCTCAACGACCCCTTTGGCGAGAATGGCATACCGGCAATAGCCAACTTCATGGACGATCTGTCGATCCGCCAAGATCAAGCCGATGCGGACCTTGAGCAAAATCTGGTCAATCGAGGTATCACCGATTCCAGTATTGCCGATAACATGCGGATGCAGCACGAACGCAACCAGACGAACGAACGCGCCATGTTGCAGACCAACCTCATGCAGAATGTGATCCCGCTCTACTCGCAGACGGGCATGGGGTATGAACAGTTGACGGACGCGGATCGTCAGCAGTCGTTAGGCGATTTCTTCCAGTTTCTGGACCGCCAAGTCGCGGAGAACCGATGGACCGATCAGCAAGCGGCACAGGGACTCTCACTGATGCTCAACGCGTTGGGCATGGGGACGATCAACCCATCGATGCCCGCCTTCAATATCCCCGCTGGTCAACCCGGCGCGGGGCAGTCCATCGGCAACCTAATCGGCAACCTGGGCACCGCCTATCTGGGCAGTGGGGCCGATCTATCATGGCTAGGAGGTTAAGGTGGCATCCTTTTTAGGTGACCTCGTACGTGGGGTCTCACAAGCAAGCAATCAGTTTCCAGATGCGATGCGTAATCGACTGTTGATGCAACGAGATCAAGCAAAAACAGAGGAAGCGAACCGTGTACGGCAACGGCAAGAACTGTTTCAAACAACCAAATATCAATCTGATCTATTGGGTGACCAAGCTGAAGCAGTGCAAGATGACATTGACGCACTAAACGACAAAATGAATACTGCGTATAAAGCGGGTGTGGATGTGCCGCCGGAAGCATATGAGCGACTTGAACAACTTCGTGGTCAACGAAAAGGCTTTAACGACCAACGGTCAGAATTGGCTACTCGGTTTTTGGGAGAATATCCGGTTAGACAGCATGTGGGCACCCCAATAGACCCGGATAAACCAGAACCAGACGCCGTCGTTATGGTCGAAGATCCAGACACAGGCGAGGTGCTACAAGAAACGCAATATGGGCCCGAAAAATTGGGCCAAATTATAGTAGCGAAACAAAAGGAAGACGATAGAGAAAAGCTATTCAAAGGGGCACTGAATTCAGTTAAGGGAATAGGCTATAGCCAGAGTCCAGGCGCGGCCCTTGCCTTGTTCGCCCAACTACTACCCAATGCCACGGAAGACGAACTGGCCCGCGTTTCTAAGGCGATTATCGCGCCGGATGACAATTGGACTCCGCACAGAATCACCGCCTTTGTCGAACACGTACAAAATAGCCCCAATGGTGAAGCATTGCTGAAATATATACCGGATGAAGCGCGAGAACAGGTGCTATTCCAAGTAATTGAGGGGGGCGGTAAGATTGCCGGTAAAGTCACAGCAGGGCAAATAGAAGAGTTATCGGGGGTATTACTTGCAATAAGTCTCTTAGGCGATTTGTCTGTAAATGTAGAAAAAAATAGAGACATCATGGGGTTGTACGAAGAAATTGAAATGCAAGTACAGCAAAGTCCCTTGATTAGATGGAGTACCGAGACGGTTTTCCCGGAGGCTGGCAAAGAACTTGTGAGGAAGGAAAGGTTAAAAGCCGAGATCGAT